TACCAACATTAGGAGTATTGTTACCAAATACAGGACCATTGCCTACAATTCTCTTTGCAATTAGATCAGGAACTTTAAACGTTCCCATATTTGGATCTGGCCAAAATTCCCATACATTATTTTTGTCGATGGATTGAATTCTACCATCTTTTTCAGAAATTCTAACAACAAATGTTGCACCAGTACCACCACCAACACTACCTAAAGTAACAGTTGGTAAATTTGATGCATCATATCCTCGTCCAGGATCAGTAATTTCAACTCCTGTAATAACACCATTTGTAATTACAAGAGTACCTGTTGCAGTTCTTGGAGTAAGTTCTGGAAAGATACCAGAAGGAGGAGCACTAAATGTAATAGTGGTTCCAGTACCATATCCATTACCACCAGTCAATACATCAACGCCATCACTTGCTGTCCCGCCATATTCATTTCCAATCGCTTCATATAACTGAGGATAGTCTTTAATATAATATTCAGATCCATCACAATAGATATACCCAGGATATTGATACTCTGGATTATTCTCTGGTTCTGCATCTCCACTAACTTCAGTGTATGCTGTGGTGCCACCAGGACCAGGAATTAATGCTGGTTTAAAACTATGATCAAATGATCCTTCTGTAGATTTCAACACCTGCAAAATAGTACCAACACCCTGAGAATCTGCCTGTTTCTCAGAGTAAAATAAGTCTCTAGTATTTCTATACTTGGGATTTAGTGCTACCATTACCTTTAATACTTAATAAGATATTCCATGATGATATAAGGACCTGTGACCTGATCCAATGATGCTGTCTGATCAATTTGCAATGTTAATGTGGTCTTCAAGTTATCAGGTGATAATAACAATGCAGAGGTCTTAATTTTATATGTATGTGTGTTTTGAGTGAGGAGAATTTTGTGATTGTGAACGGTTGGATCTCCGTCCTGCTGTAGCAATTCTGAGATTTCTGACAATACATTGTTAACTTGAGGATATGCAAATGATGTAGCACCAGTAAGATTACTATTCAGTGGGACAACATCTACCAAAGATCTTTCCACACCATTACCATCATTACTTTTTGGAGCATAATTTTGATCATAAGTTGTAGGAGTTGTTTCAGTTGCAGAATCTTCACGATCGCGCAATTGGGCGCAAACAAGAAAGTCTCTATATCGAGGACCTTGTGCAAAATCTACTTCTTGTAGATCAAACTGAGTAGGACTTGTAAGCAAACAGTTATATCTAAAAGTAGATAATCCTGTCGATCCTCTAGAATCATGACACCAGTTATAGTAAATAACTTCCGAGAATGATAGACCAAAAAATGTTCCTTGAACAAGTTGTGAGGGCGCTCCTAGTCCTGATGCAATCGCCCAACATGGCATTTGATTTGTTCCAGGACCCTCATTATTATATTGAGTGTTATCTAACCAATCATCAATAGGAATAGTTGTTGCAGTTGTTCTCCATCCAATACCTTGAGATCTTGGTTCATCATTCGCTGCTTCTTGAGGTGTCTTAATTCTCAACCTATTTGTAGTCGAGAAGTGCATGTGAGAATGTAATGCTAAACTATCAACTGATTCACTGTCAGTAAATCCACTGTTACCTGTTCCTTTTGTCCATGCAGGTTTTCCTTTTAATGCAACTTCTTGTGATGGTACGATAAAATTACCAACATAACTAACATCAATGGTAGTAGTATTGCCAGATGTGACACCAACAGCAGCGGTAGATTCAATACCCATACCAGAGCGTCTTACCTCATTGCCCTGAGCATTTTCAGTTAAAATGTTGACATATGTACCAGCAGCACCACCTGTTGTTGGTTTTAAAAATTTAGAACCAAGATCAGGAACAACAAATTCTTCAGAAGTTAGACTATCAATGTCCTCACCCTCAGAATTAAGTCTTCTGAACTTACAACCAACACCAGTACCAATGATTTCTGCTAGTACAGGATAATCTTCAGCAAGATATTTACCACCATCACATTTCAAATATCCAGCAGGAAGATTTTTAACGTTACTGGCGTTATTTGGATCTGTGCTTGTTAATTCAACTGGCCAGCAAATAATAGTTCCAGAACCAGAACCAAACTTAGATTTTTCTTTTGAGTAATGTGCTGGCATCAGTATGCTTTGATAAGGAACGTCGTAACTAGTGCTGGCATCGCTACCTCCGCAACAATATTTAGGGCATCATTGATGTTTTCAGGTGCAACATCACCCAAACTAATATTATTTACAGGGAATACTGTAGGGGCAGCAAGTGAACCTACTGATTGATTTAATTCAAAACTACCATGATTATGTCCAAGGAATGTGCTAGAGTTTGGATCTAACTGATCTGTGACATTGTTCAATGTAGTAGGATATGTACCATGCTGGAAATTCAAAGTAACTCCACTGGAAGTACCAGTATTAGTAGTTGTTTGTGATAAACCAATTACATATTGATTGCTGCTATTTCTAGAGATAGCAGTAACTTGTGTTCCAGGTCTAACATCACTTGAAGAAGATAGGACTTCACCACCAGCATATACACCATTTGAACTAATTTTAAAGTAACCGTTAAAGTCACTTGTAATAGGACTACTAAAATTCAAACTTTCGCCATTACCATATCCTTGTCCACCATTTACAATACTGATAACTTTGTATCGTGTATTAACTGGTATTTGATTACCAGTTCCAGTAGCACTAGCATCTGTAACTTCAATAACACCACTTGCACCAGAATAAATTTCTACTTCACTTAATCCAAGAGATATTCTTCTTTCAGTATTGAACTGAAATGAAATGCGATCTCCAGTTTGATAACCAGATCCATTATCTTCAACCGAAATAATTTTGTACCTAGTATTACCAGGATATATTCCACCTGCAGTGAGAACTCTTAGAATTCTGTCTGCAGTTCCATCAGCATCGTTCCAACGCTGTGTTGAAAGAACATCGCCTGTTACATAATCATCACCATAACTTGAAATAGAGTTAATTCTTATTTTAGTGAATACTTGATCATTACCATTTTCATTCTGAACTATATGTGGTTGATATTCAATTTGAACGTTTATTCCAGTACCATTAGCAGTACCCTGATCGATCATGGTAACGTTGTCAATAATAGCAGCACCATTTCCGTCTGACCAATCTCCTGCATTAGCAACTCTATAAGACCATTCACCAATATTAGCTTCTTTCCAAATACCACTTCCACCACCAGTAGGATTACTCTCACCAGTAGGATCAAGAGCACCAGAACTTTGATCTACAAATCGAGAACTCCATCTAAGTTCAAATGTTTCCATAGGTCCACCTGCTGCAAAAGGTTGTGGCCATGCTTCTACTCTTACTTTTAATCTAGCACCACTACCACTACCACCAGTCACATCAACTATACCCTCAAAAGCGTCATTATCATCATTCCAATATTGTCCACCTGATCCATCATCAATGTACGCCCATTGATCCAAACTTCTAGTATAATATCCACTAGTAGTAACATCAGTGTTAGGATTATTTCCTTGTGGTGAAGATGGATCCTCATACAATTTCATTCCTGAACCAAATTCAATACCACCAGTAGATGTAGATGATCCATCTAGATTTCCATATGGTTCAAATCTCATTCTAAGAACCATACCACTGCCACCACCACCAGACATGGTAATATTTTGTTCAATACTTTGAGACATGCTAGTCCAAAAACCTTCATCTGCACCGATACCAACGTATGCCCATTGGTTTAGTTCTTTAGGATAATGTCCAGCAGTGCTTTCACTTAAATCATCATACAATTCAAAACTACCAGTTGATTTTAGTTCTCCAGAAGTTGCTGTATTGGTAGAACTAGCAGATGCATATACCCACATCAGAGGAACAATAGCCTCTTGATTTGTTCCTAGGTCAGTACCTGCAGGTAATGTGATGCTGGTTGTTGTTGGTCCATAACTTACACCAGATACTTGGAATGGTGATACTGTATCTGGATTGTATCCACTTGCTGGACCGAAATGATTTCTTCTGTTACCAGCTTCCATGGGTCTAGGGAATACACCCGTCCATGCTGGTTGTGCATGAGTTTTAACAGGGGAAGTTGTAAAAGGTTCAGTATATGAACTACCAAAAAATGAATAACTTAAATCAGATGCTGCTTGTAATCCTGAAGGGTGTGGTCCTGGTGGTGGCCACGATTGAGCAGGAACTTGACCCCAGTATTGAGATCCATCAGCAAAATCATAAAATCTATCTGTTGTAGGCAACGTATACTCATGACTTTCATCACCATAGTAAGTGATCTGATTAATACCATTCTGCCATGAATTTGCTGAAGCAGGGTCATTAAATTGACATTCAGTATATCCAAGACTTTGGCAACCAACCGCTGGACCACCAGTTTGAAGTCTGGATGGCGAAAATGGTTCAGGACCAGAGAATTGAGGAGTTGCTTTACTATATGTTCCTGGGTGTGAGTGTGATGGAGTATGGTTGATACCTAATTTTCTATTAACTGTATAAACAGTTGTAGAAAAATCAGGTGGAGCAATACTAATGTTAGTCATCTTACCAACCATGACTAGTGTTGCATCTACTGTGAAATCAATATCACAGTTTGCAGGGATACTCGTTTGAATTGGTGTTGATAAACTAATACTTCCAAAACCAGCAACTAATGCACTTCCATCAAAAGGATTGGAAACTAGTTGTTGATAAGCATCTGACTGTCCGTATTGATATTTTATCTGCTGTAAATCGTTTGGTTCCAAGTCAATTGGCATCTTCAGTGTCATGTTTGGAACACGAAACTGCCCTTCATATTCTGGAAAAGTACCACCAAAATCATCGCTGGCACCATAACTATCACCAATTTGTGCTGCTAACAATGGATAGTCAGCAGCATCTTTTAATAATCCATCACAAACAATCCACCCTTTAGGAATATTGGACAGGGCGAAACCTTCGTTTCCGTCCCCTGCCCACGGCATGATAGTGCCAATTTTGGCACTTTTCATGCTTTTGACTGTGCTATAGTTTACTGCCATGAGGATTAGAGTTCTACGAGCCACCAACCTTGTAGGTCAGTTGGAATTTGGTTTGCATTTGGATCACCTTGTGCATCAGTACCACCTACGAATACCAGACCGAAAGCAGCGTTTCTAGTCTGTACAATCATTTCACCACTATCCCATGCTGTAGCATTTGGTGCGGAAGAACCTTGTGCCGCCTTTGTACCAGTGCTGTCACCTTGAATTGGTGTTGCACTAGTGCCATCCTTCTTAGCACGAAGAATGAAATTAGCATTGTAGTTAAGGTTACCACTAATATCTATAAACCTAATCATATCGCCTGTTTGAGCACCATCACTAGCAGAAGGTAGATAGACAATCATGTTACCACTTGAGGAAGTGTTAACTAGATAATTGCCATTCGGTTGTAGTGGATTAGCAACAACCTGACCAACTCCAGTGGAGGATTGCTCAAGATATGTCCAACGACGACCACCATTAGCATTGAAGTATCTAGAAATACCGAAGGCATCAATAGAACCATCTTGATACATCTGGAAGTCTCTTGGACCAGCTGCTAGTGTGGATCCAGCAGAACCAATGTTGTCGATATGGAAGATGCTGGTTGTAGCAGATTGTGTCTCAAGGATTTGACCCTTATGATAGAAGGATCCACCCATGTCAACAGAACCGTCATTCTTGTCAACTTCAAATACAACCTCATCAGTACATACGCCATTTTCTTGGCAACTATCATACTTAACTCTTAGGTTGCCATGAATATCTGCTCTACCCTTGAGGTATAGACCTGCTCTACCTGTGATAGGATCAAGAATTGCACCGTCACCTGGGTGACCATCATCATTAGCAACACTAAAGATGAGTGTCTTACTATCTGTACCATACATTCTCATGTTGCCACTGACAACGTTGAGATCATCATGGATGGTTAACTTACCACCGCCAAAGTATCTTGCGATATTTGCTTCTGGTTGGTTGTTATCAAGAGAACTTCTAATGCTCTTAGGCATCTTGACACCGAAGGAAGCATCAACGTTACCGTCAATACTATCAGGTAAGAAGAATTCAGATCCAATTCTGATAATCTGATCGTAGTCAAGTTTCTGAGCAACTAGGTTACCATTAACAAGTTTGAGGATAATTCTATCTGGACTTGTGTTTGGTGAAGGTGCCTGAGTTCTACCAGTTGCAGGTAGTGCCTCAAGTAGTTTAGTTGTTCTGCTATCCTTAAGGATCTTGACTACAACAGCGCCAGCAGTGAATGTCTGTGCAGTTGTACTCTCTTGAGCACGACCGCCGCTTGGATATTGTGCATTGATGCTGTATGGTAGTTGTGGACCATTGTTACCAGCAGTATCGATGTATGGATCTGCAGTAACTCTAATGATCTCTGCCTTGGTTGTGCCATCAATAATAGCAACTAGGTCACCTTTTTGGAAACCAGAGATGCTTCCAACTGTGAATGCCTCATTACCATTACCCTGAGTTTGACCATCACTATGGTTAATAGTTGTAGTGGTAGAAGGACCATTTGCTTGTGTTGCTTCAGGTGCATAGGTGTATACAAATACATCATCTGTTACAGGGTGTGCAACAGCAGTGCTACC